CTTACAAATCAGGCACTTGGCGAATCGCGCAAGTGCCTTTTTTGTGTCTAGATGGGCCGTTTTGGCTGGGGAATGCCAGCTTTATGACAGCCCCACAACTGCTCGTAGAGTCATTTTTTGTGTGATGATGGGCATGACTGGTGTCGAGACCTCCAGGGGCTTGAGCGCGCACTCGAAGGCCTTGATGCATTGAAATCGAATAGATTGACAATCATAATTGGCGCCCTTTTCGTGGTTCATCCACAATTCGTCCACCGGTTATCCACAGCTAAGGGAGGGCGCGATGTCTACCTACACCGCTAGCAAAGCTCTCAACGAGCACTGGAACGGCTATTTGCCAGTTGATCCCGTCTACATTGCAAATCAGTACGGGATAGCCGTTTTTGCAGAAAAGGAACTGGATGACGTAGGTGCCAGTGGTGATTGCTACTACGACTCCAAAGGCCGACCTGTCATCCGGTACAACCCCTATGAGGCGCAAACCAGGCAGCGATTCACGATTGCCCATGAATTGGGTCATATCCTCTTGGGGCACATCAGGCCCGGCGAGCGGGCTCACCGAGACCCGAAGAGGAGCTATGACTCTTTTTACGAGCGTCCCATGGAGCGGCAAGCGAACGATTTTGCTGCACAGCTATTGATGCCTGAAACGGTCGTACGGATGGCCGCGAAACAAAACCCTAACCTTCGCGAACTGGCGTATGAATTCAACGTATCGATGGATGCGATCGGCTATAGAACACAAAACCTAGGAGTATCTATCTGGTGACCAATGGATCTGGTGAAAACGCAGCAGAAAAGGATGTTGATGAGTACGCTAAGGCGGGCCAACCTCAACAAATAAACGGCCAAGGTGGTGGCAAAGATGACCGGCCAGACGATAAGAATTGGCTTGCTATGGCGTCTTCGATCCAACACCTGAAGGAAGCGGTGGTGATCCTATCCGCTGCCGGTGTTTTGGTCTGGCTGCTGATAGTCCTTACGAGCCTCATGAACTCCATAATATCCTTGTTCCAAGAGGCTGTTCGGCTGCATTCAGCTCCCGTTACGGTAGTCAAGACAATGGATTGGCATGTTTTGGGGCTCGGGGTATCACTGATCATCGGGGTTTCCGCTATTTCCATTATCTTGCTGAAAAGTGTATTTGGCGGCGGAAAGCAAACACCGGATGGGCTAAAACTTTCGGATCTGCCTGTAGGTGAGTTCCTAGAGTCTTTGAAAAGCTGGTTCAAAAAATAGCATTATCTCCCAATGGTTTACCTCAGATAGAGCAATGCGTAATTCAATTCTATCTGAGGTCTTGAACAAGCCTGGCTGGTCACTCTGCGCTGGTTCTCACCATCACCTCCAGGCTGTCGGTCTTGCGCAGGCTGGCAGCGTCTTAGTGAAGCGGCGGCAAGGCCTTGCCACGAAGCTTGGAAATCGACCGCAATTGGTAGTCGGAAACCACCTGAAAGAGCGACTCCGCCAATAAGCGCAACCGCTCGACCTCTTCCGCCGGCGCGCCCCGGTCCTGGGCCAAGTGATACTCGCGCATGGCGTCAATGGCCTGCTGAATCAGCGGCTCGCCGGCCTCGACCATCCCTATGAAGGTGCGCTTGTCCACTGTCCTGCTCCGATCACTTGATCAGCACATTATAGGATGCTTCGCATGCGAGCCCCGCTATTCGGGCTTGGTCATAAGCTTTCGCCAATTCTCCCGCTCGAGCATCAGCCCGTGTGAGCAGGTCGGAGAGCACCATGGCGGCGCGGGTGGCTGCCTTGCCTCGGGCGATAGCACCGGTATCCGGGCCGGGGCAACTGACGGAGGCTGCGAGCTGGGCGGCGTCGTGCTGCAGCCGCTGGCCAGCAACATCGGCGCCAGCAGCCCCAGCGTCAGCCACCTGGTGTTGTTCGTGTGCATGGGCTCTCGCCTCCTCCTGCGCCTGGGCGCGTCGTTGTTCTTCCGCGCGGGCATCGCGCTGTCCCAACGCCTCGGCCAGCCGATCGCTGCTATCACGCTGCGCCGATGTGGCAAGCGCCTGACTGCGCTCCACCGACCGGCCATGCTGGTATATGCCCCAGTATGAAGCCAGCACCAGGGCCAATAGGCCCAGCCGCCCAGGCCAGGTCATACCAGCGCCCTTCGCACGCCCTCGTCAATGATCGCTTGGGGATACGGGTTGCCGCCGTTCTCATGGATGATGATGCTGAGCACCATCCCGCGCAGCGTGACCGGGTCCTTGATGCTGATCGGGTCGGTCGGCTTCACACCCAGGCGCCTGGCCACGGCCGAGGCGTAGGCCTGGGTGTCGTTCTCGTTGCTGGGCGCCCAGCGATTAATGGGTTCGAGCACCGTATCGATGCCCTTCCCGCCCACACCAGGCATGCCGTCTTTACCGCGGTAGTTAATCAGCAGCTTGCCCAGGGCGCGGATGCCATTTTCTGGATGGTCGAATCGCGCGAATCGCGGCTTGGCTACTCCCTCCTCCAGCCCTAGCTGGCCCTGCCATGCGTTGCGCGGGTTGTAATCGATGTTGCCGGGGTTCCGGTTGCGGACGCCGCGGGGTGTACTCATGGGTTTTCTCCAGACAAAAAGAAGCCCGCGCTGGGCGGGCTTGGTTGAAAAAATGGATGATCGTCAGGCGGTAGGCGCCTCAGGCTCCGGTGCTGGCTCTGCCGGATCCTTCGCGGTGACAGTTACCTTGGCGCTGTAGTCCTTGAGCACCTGGGCAGTGAATACCTGTGCAGTCGGAAAAAGGTTCAGGATCGCGCGGGCGCGGGTGTCCGCCTCGGCTTGGGTGGCGTAGCGTGTGTTGTTCTCGGCGTCGTAGGCGTTGCTGAGGTTGATGGCGATATAGGGCATGGTTTTCTCCAGACAAAAAGAAGCCCGCTCGATGGCGGGCATTGGTTAGTTGGCTTGGGTTCAAGCCTTGGGGTATTGCTGCTTGATCTGCTGCAGGGTCGAGAAAAACGGTTCTGCTTTGGGCATATGCCCTTGATTCATGGCATGCCACAGCATGTCCAGTTGTTCCTCCACCGGCGGATACTCGGCCGCACGGCGCTTGGCGTGGTCGCACTTATGCTGAATTTTCAAAGGTGAACTCCTGATCGCGGTAGGGCCAAAGGATGACCGTGACGTGGTAGGTGCCCGGCGCCGAGAACTCCAGCTCGATGTCACTGCCGTCAGCGATGTAGGTTTCGTTCTCGATGTTGACGGCGGCACCTTCGTGGACCCCCTTCAACCAGTGCCCTTGGAGTGCCGCCCCCATCCGGGGGCGCTCCTTGAGCATTTGCCCCATTACAAAGTGGTCAGCAATCCGTGCCGGGGTGGGCACTTGGATAAAGGGCCGGTCGGTGTTGAGCCTGATGATTTTCTTCCCGTGTTCGGGCGGACAGCTGACGGCAAACACGATCCGGCCATCAGTCTCATAGGCTGCATAGTGTTCAATGCTGCTCATCGCTTGGTTCCCATTGCATACAGGGTGTGGTTCTGAACGCCTACCCCCGAGTTCTCTCCCCACCACTTCACAGTGATGACGAAGTAACCCGGGCCCACGCCGATCGATCCCATCAGGTTAGGAAAACCATCCGCCCAGTCGCCGCCACCTTGAGCGATCACCAGGCCGTTGATATCCATTTGGAACATGTACTTGCGAATACCGCTGCCAAATCCTTGGTAGCCGCTGTATTGCGCAGTGATGAACCCTGCTTCATCCATTTGCACGCCGACGGCGATCAGGTTTTGCCACTGACCTACACCGACGCCGAGCACATTCCCGGGGCTATTAGCCGATACCGGCACCGTGACGGCGTTGCCACGGATGCGCAGCGTGTCAATTTCGGCCACCCCGATCTTGGCGGCCGTGATGGCACCGTCTGCGATCTTCGCGTTGCCAATACTGGCGCTCCGAATGTACGCGTCAGCAATAAATGTCTGACCACCCACGACAGAGAACGGTGACGAGAGCCCACCGCCATTCGCATTCAGCAAAATGAACTGGTCGGAATAGACAGCAAAAGCGGACTGAACAACGCCGTTTTGTTCGTTGATTCCGATGCCAAATCCTGCGAAATGATGAACACCGTACTGGTTATTAACCTGCACCCGCAGGGTGTACTGGGCGTTAAGCATTCCCTTCATGTTCGCCTGAGCCGTCGCAACCTGCTGCACAGCCGCATTGGTCGTGCCCAGCGACGCCTGGGTGGTCTGGATTTGCTTGCTCAGCGCCCCATCCCCATCAACCCGGGCTTTGGCTTCGTTCTGAATCGCCGCGTTGGCATCGCCTACGGCGGTGTACAACCCGTCGATACGCAATGTCTCTGCCGTCAGCTTGCTGCCCTGCTGTGTGACAGTGCTTTCAACTGACGACAGTGCACGGCTCGATGCGGCCGGGGCCACACGGCCCACGACAATCCAGTCAACGTCAAACACATCCCCGCTCACCGCCCCAAGATCCAGACGCAAGCGACTGATGGTGCTATCTACCCAGTCCGTGCCACCACTGTTCAGGTTTTCCATGTCCCATTCCACGATCGCCGAATCACCGATCGCCAAGCCTGGGTTAGGCAAGGTGGAATAGATGGTGGAGGAAAACCCGTGACCTGGGGTGGCGTAATAAAGCGTTCCACGCCAGCCGCTACCGCCCCTTCGGGTGATGCGCGCCCTGACCCTGGTGAACAGCGCGCCAGTAAGGCCAATAGCAGCCGCAGCGCTCTGCAGTTGAGGGTTGCTTGCAGTGGCTGTGACCTTCAAGAACCCGGTTCCAGCTACTGCAGTAGCGTTCGCGCCATACCATCCCTCAACACCATTATCGAACTGCCAGGTGCACCCAGGCGCAGGGTCCAGGCCAACCGAGGCATCGGCCGCTTTCTGTACAGCAGCAACCGAGTTTCGCAAATCAAGGATGCTGCTCGACTGAGAAGCCAGGCCGCCTTCATTGCTAGTGACCCGCTGCGTCAGCGCATCGACCGACGAGGCGGAGGCCTTGGTCGCAACCTGAGTAAGCGCCGACTGTGCCGCCGCCGCCGCATCGGTAGCCGCTTTGTCGGTCACCGCCACCCAGGCGCTGCCGCTCCAGCGTTTGGGGGTGTTGGCGTTGCCGGTGGTGTCGATCCACAGGTTTTGGGGCAAACGGTCAGCCACGGCCGGGGCGGCCGCCTGGATGATCACCTTCCCTTTGCCACCTGCCAGCGTGTTCGCCGCATCAGCTGCCTGCTGCGCTGTGGTCACGTTGCCATTGGTCGTGGTGAGATTGTTTTCCAAACTGGTGGTCCGGCTCCCCACACTCGACAGCGTGCCAGCCTGCTGCGAGACCGCCGAACTGAGCGACTCAACAGCAGCGGAGGTCGCCGCTTGCTGGGCGCTGGCGACCTGACCGTTATCCCTCCAGCCCGTGACGCGGGTGCCCTCTTCGATCTGGTAGCGATCCGCCTCAATGTAGCCACCGCTGACTGATGCGCCGCCATACACCACAAATGCCGCGAACAGCTTGGTGGTGGTGGGGCCAGGGGTGAAGGTCACCGACAGACGCACCCAGGACTCACTTGCATCAGTCCTTGCCGCCCCCCAGCTCTCGGTCCCTGCTCCTGCCTCATTGGTCCCGTACACCCCGGGAAGAACCCGCAAGCCAGGGGTGCCCCGAAGGTACACGGATGCTGTGTAGGTCTTTCCGGGGACCGGCTTGAACCGTCCGGCCGACTTCACATAGGCCCGAGCCCAGGTTGCTGGGGACAGGCCTGACACATCCAGGCGCTGGGCCACACCAGAAGCCAAGGTAGATTGCACCAACGTAGGCGTGCGAATACCGCTCCCTGTCCCGTCGTGCCACCACCCGTCGGCCATCCCTGGGGTGCCGGGGTCCGCTCGCTCAAAGGACGGGTTGAAAACCAGATTCTCCCCGCCGACATCGCCTATGTTGTTATTCAGCTCAGTGAGCTGATTGGAAGCACTGGTCAGTCCCTGCTCGGTCTGGGTGATCCGCGTCCCTAACGCCGACGTCGCAGCGGCGCCGGCATCCAGCTGGGCCTGCTCGGTCACATCTTCAATGTCGAAGAAATCAAAGATGGCCTGCCCGCCCATGTTGTCGTAACCCGCGATGAGCATTGGCGAGAACCAGGCCGTGCCCTCCTTCAATCGCTTCGGGTCGGCCAGCGTACCCGCGCCGGCTCCGCCACCTTCGCTGCCGGTGGTATGGCCTTTGACATACACCTCGGCGATCAGCCACTCGCCTTGAGGAATCTTCCGGTTCGACAGCACCACATAGTGCGAGGAGCCCACGCTGTTCACGCCACTTGTTGCGATCCGGGTAACGCCGTCCTCGGCAAAGCAGTCAACGCCGGCATACGTACCTGGCGACCCGGCGCCCATCAGGACTTGCTGCACGCGAACGGTCAGCTTGTAGAGCCGCGAAGGGTCAAACCTGATCTTGCGCGTGGACGCGCCCCACCAAGCTCTGTTGGAGGCTCCGCCATTCAGGATCAAGGCAGCGCCCCGACTGATGCCGGCAGGTGCGCCGTACGAGGCAGTGGCACCGGCGCCGCTGTTGGTCGACACCCACTGGTCCATGGACATGTCCGAGAACACGCTTTGATAGACCTTGGTGGGCGAGTTGTCCAGAGCGCGGCCGATGGTGCTGCCCAGCGACACCACGTTGCTGCTGGTGGCAGTCAGGTCTCGTCCTTGCTGATCCACCTTGCTGTTCAGCGACTGCAGCGCACTGGCGTCGGCCTTCTTGGCCACCTCGGACAGGGCATTCGCCGCTGCGGCTGCGGCGTCGACGGCGACTTTATCGGTCACCGGCAGCCAACCCGACGTAGTCCAGCGTTTCGGGGTGTTGGCTCCGTTTGTTATGTCAATCCAAAGGTTCTGCGCAAGCTGGTCAGCGGCCGCTGGCGTCTCCCTTTGGACGATGACCTTACCCTTGCTGCCGGCCAGGTTGGACGCGGCCTGCGCCGCATTCTGCGCATTCGTCACGTTCTGATTGGTGGTGGTCAGGCTGTTTTCCAGCTGTACAGCTTGATTGCTGACCGAGGTTAGCCCTTGCTCGTTCTTCTCGACTCGAACGGCCAGCGCGTTGGTCGCCGTGGCGCCGGCATCGATCTGAGCCTGCTCGGTGACGTCTTCAATCAAGAAGTAGTCAACCGCCAACTCACCGCCGATGTTGTTGTAACCGGCAACCAGCATCGGTGAAATCCAGGCAATCCCAGTCTTCAACCGCTTGGGATCGGCAACGGTACCGGCACCTGCCCCACCCCCTTCACTGCCAACGGTGTAGCCTTTGACATGGGTGGTGAACTCCATCCATTCACCAATCGGGTGCGATCTGCCAGCAGTGATCACATAGTGCGAAGAGTCCTTGGTGTTGGCACCACTGGAGTTGATCCGGGTTACGCCGTCTTCGGCAAATCCGTCCACCCCGGCATAGGTGATTGGATTGCCCTTGCCGGCGGTTAACTGCTTGAACCGAATGGACAGCTTGTACAGCCGCGTCGGGTCAAACCTGATTTTGCGGGTCGAAGCGCCCCACCAGGTGGAATTGCCAGCGCCACCGCTGACCTTGATGGTTGCCCCGCTGGTGTTGCCTTCCTCATTGGAGAATACGGTGCTGGCCGTAGGGCCGCCGAACAGGTTCGCCCACTGGTCCACCGCCATGTCCGAGAACACGCTCTGATAGACCTTGGTCGGCGAATTGTCCTGGCTGGCCAGCAGCTTGGCATTGAGGTCGGTCAGCGACTTGCCCTGGGCCGATTGGGTCTGCCCCTGCTGCTTCACATCATTGCTCAAGGCCTGCACCGCAGCAGCTTCGGCCTTCTTGCTTACGGTGTCCGTGAGCGACACCAGCGCCTGGCTCTGCGACGACAGCTGCTGATCCTGCGCGGCGTCCTTCTGCTCGGTCGCTGTGACGCGGTTGGTCACCTGCTCCAAGGATTGAGAGCTGGCCTTGCCGTCGATGCTGGTCGGCATCCCGTCGGGGCGGGTCGCATGGGAAGACAGCTTGCCTTCTGCATCGCTGACGCGGGTAGTCAGGCCGCTCACAACACTCGCATCGGCCTTCTGCGCAACCTGATTGAGCGCCGACTGAGCGGCAGCCGCGGCATCGGTGGCCACCTTGTCGCTGACCGCCACCCAGGTGCTGCCGTTCCAGCGTTTGGGGGTGTTGGCGTTGCCAGTGGTGTCGATCCACAGGTTTTGGGGCAAACGGTCAGCCACGGCCGGGGCGGTCGACTGATACAGCACCTTGCCCTTGGCACCGGCCGCGTCGGACGCCGCTTGTGCCGCCTGCTGCGCCGTAGCGACGTTGCCGTTGGTAGTGGTCAGGCTGTTTTCCAGTGAGGTGGTCTTGCTCGACACGCTGGCCAGGTCGGCGCCCTGTTGGATCACCTTGGCGGACATCACATCGACAGCGGCCGCTGTGGCCGCTTGGTTACCGGCCTCGACCTGTCCATTGTCGCGCCAACCACTTGCTTGCGAACCCTCCTCCAGCTGGTACTGGTCCACTTCGATAAACCCGGCCGTGACGCCGGCCCCGCCATAGACAATCGCCGCTGGCCATACGTCGACGGTCTTATCGGTGGCGGTGAAGGTTACCGATACCCGCTGCCATGTCTCGGCCGCGTCGACTCGGTTGCCTGGCCATGAAACGCTGTTGGCCCCGGCCGCATCTCGGCTGTACACCTGCGCCAAAATCCGCAGCCCTGCAGTGCCCCGCATGTACACAGAAGCGGTGTAAACGGCGCCCGGCCGCACTTTGATCGCTTTGAGCGATGCGCGCAGGTAAACCCGGGCCCAACCGTTGGTGGGAATGTCGGTGACATCAAGGCGTTGCGCGACCCCTGCCGCAAGCGTCGAGGGAACCAAACTCGGGGTTCGGCTGCCGACGTTGCTTGAGCTGTCGTACCACCAGTACTGGGCCATCCCGTTGTTATCGGTTTGGCGCTCGAACGATGGGTTGTAGACCAGATTTTCCCCGCCCAGCGTCGGCAGCGCAGCATTGATGCTGACCAGTGCCTGGCCCTGCGCGGTGAGGTCTTGCCCCTGCTGGTTGACCAGGTTACTCAGGGCCTGCACGGTCGAGACTTCGGCCTTCTTGGCCACGCTGTCGGTGAGCGAGACGATGGCAGAACTCTGAGAGCTGATCTGCTGGTCTTGTGCGGCGTTCTTACCTTCGGTCGCGGTGACCCGGCTGGTGACCTGCTGCAGGGCGGCCGAGGTCGCCTTGCCGTCCAGGCTGGTCTGCATGCCATCCAGCCGCTGACCTTCGGCCACCAGCTTGCCCTCGGCATCCGAGACGCGCAGGGTCAGGTTGTTCACCACCGTGGCGTCAGCCTTGGTCTGGGCCAGCGCCAAAGCGCTCGCGGCCGCCGCCGCCGCATCCGTAGCAGCCTTGTCCGTGACCGCCACCCAGGCGCTGCCACTCCAGCGTTTCGGCGTGTTGGCGTTGCCCGTGGTATCGATCCAGAGATTCTGGGCCAGCCGATCGGCAGCGGCCGGGGCCGCCGCCTGGATGATCACCTTGCCCTTGCCACCTGCCAGCGTGTTTGCCGCTTCAGCTGCCTGCTGCGCGGTGGTCACGTTCTGGTTGGTGGAGGTCAGGCTGGCCTGCAGGCCGTTGAGCTGTGTGGCCTGCGCGGTCGTCTTGCCGTCCAGCGTGGTCACGTCGGTTTCGACCTTGGACACACGCGCAGCGGTACCGGCCGCCGTGACGATAGCCTGGCCAACATCCGTCCAGTAGGTAGCGTTCGGCGGCGGGTTGTTCTTCGGTACCGCCTTCAACGCCTGATACAGCTTGCCGTCGGCGCCCAGTGTGCCCTGGTTAATGCTGTAGGCCTTGTCCTTGTTGTACGGCAGCGAGCCGGCCAGAACAGACACGCTGTTGATCTGTTGCTGCAGGTCTGCCTTGGCGGCATCAACCTCCTGATCAACCGCGGCAATCTGTTGCTGGAGCGCGATTTTGGCGGCTTCGACATCCTGGTCTACCGCATTGATCTGCTGCTGCAACTCATCCCGCGCCACCGTCACCGACTCGTTGACCGACTGGATTGATGAATTGACCTCGGCAACCTGCTCGTTGAGCTCGTTGCGCACCTCACCAACGCGTTCATTAACCGAGCCGGGTCCATTCATGTCGACCAGGTCGATGCGTTCGGTCAGCTCCTTGCCCAACTCGCTCTCGGTGATCCTGCCCGCAATGACTTCCAGCATCTGGGTTGGATCACTGGATGTTGCAGCGGGCACAAATAGGAAATCACTCTTCCCGTACGCATTCGCCGACCGCACGTAGTAGAAGTACTCCTTGGCGAATGCCAGTCCAGTGTGGGTGAAGGTCAACCCTTGCCCCAAGTACACGGCGTCCGCGATCGGTGCCAAAGGGTTGGTGGTATAGAAGTATTCATAGGTACCGCCATTAAGGCTGCTCTGCCGGTTGGCTGGCACCAGCGTGATGGTGTCCACCGACGCGTAGAAGGCGCAGCTCTCGGGCACCGGCGGACCACCCACGTTGACATTGATGGTCGCCTCGCCCGAACGTGTGCCAGGGCCAAAGGCAATGACGCTCATGGTGTAGACACCCGACGTCAGGCCATTGATGTTGCAGCTGGCGGCTTCACCGCCGACCTTAAGGGACTGCACGACCTCAGTGCCCTTGCGGATCGTCACGGTGTAGCTCAGCACCGTCTGCAGCGGTGGCGTCCAGCTGAGTACGCCCTGAATGACCTCGGCCACGCCGCTCGGCGCCCAGGCCAAACCGGTGACAGCGGCCAGGCCGCCGACCGGCAGGTTGATAAACCCCAGCGGGTCGTAGGGCTGGCCCACAGCATCATCAAAGATGGCTTGCTCATACGGCTTGAGGGTCACCTTGCATGCATCAGCCGCCCCCATGGTCCATTCGGTGACCATGAACTCGCCAAGAATGTTCAGCGATGGCAGATCGACTTTGACTGCGCGCCCCGGACGGCAGTTGTAACCATTGAAGTTCAGCGGCACGGAGAGGGAGCCACCCGAGCGACGGCGGCGAAGGCTGATGTTTGCAAGCCGCTGCGCCAGGTAAGCATCTGTCACATAGGCAAACGACTGCGACTCAGCGAGCTCACCACCGTCTTTGGTGATCCAGTCCTGTATCGCGACCTCCGGGTAGTCGGTCTCTGCCCAGGCTTGGGCCGGGTCAACAAAAGTCCCGCGCATGGTGTTAATGGCATCGCTGTTGCTGACCTCGGTCGTACCCTCGACGGTACCGATCACCATGTCTTCGTTCACGGTGAAGTCGGCCGGCCCGTAGTAGGCGCCAACTTGGAGTGACCACCGGCCACCTACCCTGATCAGCGTCCCGGCACATGCCGACAGCAGGTTGTCCAGGACGGTGTTTCGCTTCTCATCGGCGCCAATGACCGCGCCAGCGAAGTAGCGAGGCGAAATTTTACCATCCGGGCCAAACACGGGCTCATCACAGACGTTGGCAGAGCTGGCGAAAGAATCGAATATGATTTCGTCGTCAGGAATCGCACAACGGTTGCGCAGATACCATAGGATCAGCAGCGCGGTGTTGGCCGAATAGCCCACTGCCCCGTTGCGTGGGTCATACACGTCGCTGCGCCCGCTCACCACGAAGCGCACATCAGGAATACCGGACGGGAACTTCTCTGCGTCATATTTGAACGACAGACGCACAAACGAAAGCCCGCGGCCGATCTGCTCCTGGCGCCAGTCTGGGCATTTGCTCAGCAGGAAAGCATTTACCTGGGCCGGATTGATGATGACTTCGGAGGTGGCATTCTCGCCCAGATCGGACAGCGGCCGCTCGTCCACGTAGATTTCGTCGACGCCTGCGATGGCGCCTTCGGAGAGGACGTAGACGATATGCAGCCACTCCCCACCGGTCTGGTCACCTGGTTCTTCCTGAACCCAAGCAAGCACACCGCCCGTGCTGGCCCGGCCGAGAATGAAGCGCACCGGTGCCTTGGACGAGCGTACGGTCTGGGAGCTGGGCTCAGAGCTGCTGGCACCTGAAGTCTTAGCAGCGCCGGTTAGGCCTGCAAAGATGCCCTGTACACCACCGAACACATCCTTGAACGCGCCCACTGGGTCGTAGAGCGCCTTGATGGGCGCAGTGACCAGCTTCACGACTGATTTGATTGAGCTTCCCACTATTCAACTCTCCAGGCCAACAACGGCTCACAGTCCACGGCAGCAGCACCGGCTTCAGTGGCCGCCCAATAGCGACCACTCCACAGAACCGCCACGCACTTCCCCGACTCGTTCTCGAAACTGACGATGTCGCCGCGCTGGGCGAATCGCACATCGCCCCTTTCGAAGTAAGTGTCGAGCACTGCCTCGACTG